CAATCTCGGGCTGCATTGCGTTTGACGAAGCCGAGCAGACAAAGCTGCAACTGCCTGGGCATATGGCGTATGAGGCGCTGCGCATAGGCAAGGCCAGCGAAGAAGCCGGGGACTTCGACACGCTCGCAATCATCGCGAATGTCTGCCTCGTGCGGGCGGAACAGATCGACAAAGTAGCCAAGCGCGACGGTAAGGGCGCCAGCGAAGCGGACTTCCTGGTGCCCGTCGTGCAAGACGCACAGGAAGCCCTGATGCACATCCAGGCGCGAGGAATTCGCACCGGGCGCATGGTCGCCACCGGGCCTGAGCTTCAGGCGCTGGCGACGATGCTCGACATTCACGATCAGCTTGTCGCCAATTCGACGCCGCGACAGATGGAACTTGCGCTTCGCGAGGTCGCTGCCCGCATGCAGCGGCAGCAGGTGTATCGGCTGGAGGTTGCGCCATGAGCACAGCCGATGCAATCGAACGGCAGCGACAACTGCCGGGTTGGAAGCAGCGAATGGCACTTGATGCCCGCGAGCGCAGGCGTGCGATTTGGCGAGCGCTTCGAGAGGAAGGTGGGTACTGGAGCGCGCGCGAGCTTATCTACCATCTGCGCTAGATCGGCCCTGGCGGCGCGCATTGGACTCGATCAGTCACCAGGGCGCTGAACAAGTTCAAGGCCGACGAGGGCGCGGCGGCAAAGCCAAACAGGTACGGGGTTGAAACCTACGGGGTGACGATCTTGTGTGGCGAGCCGGAATGACGACCGTGAACGGCTAGCTACAAATTGATCTTGAATCTGTGAAGTATTTCAATTGAGTGATGACATGAGCACGAGAATCAAAACAACTTCCGATCTTCGAGCGTTCCTGATCGAAGAAATGATCGCAACTGCTCAAGGCATGCGTGAGTCAAGCACGGCTAAAGCTGTGTGTAACTACGCGCAGCAGATTTACAACACTATCAACATGGAGATCAAGTATGCGCATGCGCTGGCAAAGCATGGGGCCGGAAAACTCGAACCGGTGTACCTTGACGACCGAGACGAGGAATGTGTTGATGCCAACGCAAAAGAAAAAATGGACGTTTGACGAGTGGTATGCCAAGTATGGCGACGGCCTGCCATTCACGCCTGAGAGTTCATATTCAAAGCATCGCAGGCATCCTGTCAAACGAGTCCCCGGAATAATGCGTGACTTTGATTTTGAGGAAGGGCATTTCCCATGCGTGATGCTTGGGGCAGGGCATTTCCGCTCTTTGAAATATGGTGGAAAATGTCATTACTCGGAGCATGTTCTTGCCAGATTCATAAGAATGAAAGCCATCACTATCATTCATGCTGAAGATGCAGAATCGCTTTACAAGTTTGTTTTCAGCAAGCGCAGACCAAGCTGGCATAACTTTTCGCACCTTCACAGCATGTTTGGGTTTTTCCCGATGCGCAGTAAAGACTTTATATTCTGCGCTCATGTGTGCGGCGTCAGAATTGATGTGCTATCAAACGAACAAGTGGCTCGTATTGAAAAACTTCGCGCAGTCGGCGAGAAAATTGACAGGATTTTCATGCAGATAGACAAGAACGCCGGCGAACAGCGCTAGAGTAAATCTGCTACGAAGGAGTAGACATGAAGATAAAAGTGAAACGGACGCACCCGGATGCGCGGATTCCGGTCTATGCGACCGATGGGGCAGCGTGTTTCGACCTGTATGCGGCGACGGTTCACGACGATAGGTATGACGGATGTTTATATCCGTGGAGCCAGATTGTTGTCGGCACAGGTCTGGCGTTTGAGATTCCTCCAGGATACATGATGCGGCTCGCGCCTAGAAGCGGCCTCGCCTTCTCTTACGGCGTCGAGGCGTTTCAGGGTGTCATTGATTCTGACTTCCGAGGCGAGGTAAAGGTACTGCTTCGCTGCTGGCCTGGTGGCGACATCGAACCGCTGCTTATCAAGCCCGGTGACAGGATCGCGCAGGCGTTTGTCTGCGAAGTCCCTCGGCTTGAGTTTGAGGAAGTGGGCGAATTGGCAGAGACGGAGCGCGGGGCTGGTGGGTTTGGTAGCACAGGGGCTTGAAATGGACAAGGACTTGGAAGAACTTGAGCATAGCGTAATTGACCGCGCGAAGTTTTGGGATGGATACATCGGTATGCTCATCAATGTGCGCGAAGGCGGCCTGTACATGGCAGAAAAAATGGACGCATGGAAGTCCGCACATCTTGAGGAAAGACTGCGCTCCGGGTTGCAACAAGCGATTGACGCTGCTACGGAGATACAGCGCTTAGAGCTTTCGGCGTGCTTCATGCTTGACGGAATTGGCGGTAACCGCGCTGAGAAATATGCGCGAGATCGCGCAAGAGCAATTCTTGGCAAAACCGCTATCGAGTTCGCCAGCGCGATGGAGTGGGCGCCTACGTATTGGCACACAAGATCGAAACATGACAATGGACTCGGTGACGAAAACGGAGCATCACATGGATGACAGCTATACCGAGTTTGTGCGCACAAAGTTGGCGGCGATTCCGCCTGTAGGAATCACGCTAGACCTGCCGCTCATTGACGGACTGTTTCCGCACCAGATAGCGCTTGTGCGGTGGGCACTACGCCGTGGGCGTGCAGCCATTTTCGCCGACACGGGGCTTGGGAAGACGCGCATGCAAATAGCGTGGGCCAACGCGGTTCACATGGAGGAAGGTCATGACGTGCTAATTCTTGCCCCGCTTGCAGTAGCGCAGCAAACGGCGGCCGAGGCGGAGTCAGTGGGAATCACAGTGAATCATGCGCATGATGAAAGCGAGGTCAAGCCTGGTATCACAATCACCAACTACGACAGATTGCACAAGTTCGACACCGGTCGATTCGGCGCTGTTGTGCTCGATGAATCCAGCATCATCAAGCACCACAACAGCAAGACGCTCCAATCATTGCTAGATGCGTTTGCTCGCACGCCATACAGGCTATGCGCTACTGCGACCCCGGCACCCAATGACTGGACAGAACTCGGCACACACGCAGAGTTTCTCGGTATTAGGTCGCGCGCCGAAATGCTGGCGGAGTTCTTTGTTCACGATGGCGGTGAGACCCAGACTTGGCGACTTAAGGGGCATGCAAAGCATGCGTTCTGGCAATGGGTGGCGACTTGGGGCGCGATGTTACGCAGCCCGGCGGATTTGGGGTTTGACGCGAGCGCGTACATACTGCCCCCGCTGCATGTTCACCAGCACACGGTAAAAGCCGACAACTCAACTGTTACGCCGGGTATGTTGTTCGCGATGGAGGCGACAGACCTAATGGAGCGCAGGAACGCGAGAAAGGATAGCCTTGATGCGCGAGTCAGGGCGTGTGCCGACATTGTGAATGACAGTGATGAGCCGTGGGTCATCTGGTGCGACCTGAACGCCGAAGGCGATGCCTTGCGGGCCGCGATTCCTGATGCAGTAGAGATACGCGGATCTGACACTGCGACAGATAAGGAGCGCAAGCTAATCGATTTCTCCGTCGGGAAGATACGCGTGCTTGTCACGAAACCATCAATCGCTGGATGGGGGCTGAACTGGCAACACTGCCGTAATGTTGGATTCGTCGGCGTAACCGACTCTTGGGAATCATACTATCAGGCCGTTCGCCGTTGCTGGCGATTTGGGCAAAAGCGCGATGTTCACGTTCATATCTTTGCCAGCGAGCAAGAAGGCAGCGTAGTCTCAAATCTGAGGCGCAAAGAGAAAGACGCAATGGCGATGGCTGATGCGCTTGCCGCCGAGGTTATTGATAGCGTAAAGGCCGATGTATTGGGTCAGAGACGGGAAAGCAACGAATACAACGCTTCTACAAAAGTACAACTTCCTTCCTTTATGAGGTCAGCATGAACTGCATAGATCAATTCCACGGCAATAACTTTAGTATCTTCAACGGAGACTGTGTCGAGGTGCTTCGAGGGCTACCTGATGCGAGCATTGATTACTCAATCTTCTCGCCTCCTTTCGCTAGCCTATACACATACTCAAACAGCCCGCGCGATATGGGCAACGTTCGCAATGACGATGAGTTCTTCGAGCACTTCGATTTTCTTGTGCGGGAGTTGCTGCGCGTTGTAAAGCCAGGACATAACGTCAGCTTTCATTGTATGCTGCTGCCTACCAGTAAAGAGCGCGACGGGTATATTGGGCTGAAGGACTTCAGAGGCGACTTGATTCGCGCGTTCCAAAAACACGGATTCATATATGCCAGTGAAGTGTGCATCTGGAAAGACCCAGTGACGGCTATGCAGCGCACGAAGGCGCTCGGGCTGCTGCATAAGACAGTACGCACGAATGCAACAATGTGCCGACAGGGCATCCCCGATTACCTTGTCACGATGCGCCGCCCAGGAGAAGTCGAGTACCGCGTCACGCATGACCCGGAACAATTCCCCGTCGAGAAGTGGCAAAAGATAGCAAGTCCTATCTGGATGGACATAGACCCGTCCGACACGTTGCAATACCGCAGCGCGCGCGAACATGATGATGAGCGGCACATTTGCCCGCTTCAGCTTGAAGTAATCAGGCGCGGCATCGACCTTTGGACTAATCCTGGCGACATCGTGCTGTCTCCGTTTGCCGGTATTGGGTCTGAAGGTTTTGTATCGATTGAGATGGGGCGCCGTTTCGTTGGCATTGAGCTGAAGGACAGTTACTACCGGCAGGCCGTCATCAACTTGCGGGGAGCAGAGTCAGCCAAGACGCATGATATGTTTGCAGAATACTAATTTTGGCAAGCACAGTGGGATGAAGCTAGACGTGAACACGTACAACATAGTAGAAGCATATCGGTACGCAGACTTGCTTGACCATGCCGAGTTTCATCAATGCTTCGGACTTGGAAATGGAGACGATAGCGTGGCGTATGGATGGCCGCTTGCAGAAAATCCATGCCACGATGCGGCTTGTATGCGGTCATCGTAAACAGATCGGACGCGCCCATAAAAGAGACGCCCTCCAAGTGAGGGCGTCGGGCTGTAGATGCTATCTACATCGGAGCTAAGGTCGTGACTACCGAGTGCCGTTTGTCACTTCATCCCACTTCCTGATTGCGTCAATCCTTGCCCTGCATTGTTCGTAGAGGTCTGCTGCGTCGATGATCCACGCTGCGACATCTGCGTCCGTGCTGTCGCCGGAATCGGCGGCAACGGCGGCAGGGGCTGAAGCAGCGCCGCCGTTGGTCGTGGGCAGCTTGAGGCTGAAAGCGGGGGATTGCTGGAGCACGCTCCGAGCGTCAGCAGACAGGCAAGGGCGGCCAGTGGTAGCGGTCTGAAGGTCATGGCGAAGTCTCCGGTTGACGGCATCGAGTTCTGCCAGCCGTGCGTCGCGTGCTGCGACGGCTGCGTCTGCGGCTTTCTGCGCAGCTTCGATGCGGCGGTGTGATTCCTCAGCGGTTGCGGCTTCGCGCTTGGCAATGTCAGCCTTGATTGAGGCCACTTCAGCGATGCGGGAGCGGCGCTCGATGCCGTAGCCAGACGAAAAGCCGAGCGCGAACAGGAAGGCTGCAATGATCAGGCTGACCGGGTTCATGACTGTTCCGAACTACGAAACCAGTACCCCAACGCCATGCCGAAGCTAGGGCCAAGGCCGCTGATGAAGCTCTGCACATCTGGCCGGTCATGCAGCATCGCCCACAGGAGCGCACCGACGTAGACCGCCCCGAGTGAGAGTGTTGCGACAGCGCGGAAGTTGAATAGCCCTCGGCTCATTCCAAGCCTCCGATGCACATCTGATATTCGGCCTGACGACGCTTGACTAGGCCCGGGAGTTCGCGCCCACCGGCCCGAGTCCACTTGAGCAGTTCGCGGCAGGCTCCGGTATAGTCCGGTGGGTATTGCTTTAGCTTCTTCACCAGCGTCGAATTGCAGGCCGCTCCGGTGCCGACGTTGTATGACCATGACACGTATGCGTCCCACTCGCCTTTCGAGAGCGGAACGTCTCCGATGCACTCGGCAAGCTGTCTGGCCCGCTGATCCGCTCCGCGCTGCAAGGCAATCACGGCGCGCACGGGATCGGTTTTGTCTCCGGGCTTGACCTTGCCGGCATCGGTTTGAGTTGTGCCAAACCCGAGGGTCTGCACACCCACGCCGTCGTCATAGGATTGGTCGCGGTATCCCTCGAACGAAGCAATGGAGGCAACCACGGCAGCCGTAGCGCCGATGGCCTTCCATTTCGTCGTCGAGATTCGCTCCATCAGAATAGACCTACACGGTGCGCGATGAACATAGCTGCAACGCTGCCAGCCGCCCACAGAGCAGACTGAACCCACTCGCTTGTCTTGGCCTGCATCGGCTCGGCGACTTCTAGTGATCGCACGCGCTCATCAATCTTTTCGACGATGGACATGACGCGCTCGATGGCTTGCGATGCTGCGGCTTGACGCTCCTCGACGATGGCGAGCCGGGTCACAGCCTCACTCATCCGCTCGATGGCTGCCCGCATCGTATCTTGGTTTTCTCGGATGTGCTTGATGTCTCTTGAGAGCGCCGAGATCTGATCGTCGGTCATTTATCATTCCTGTAGGACGATGGAAGCTGCGCGCCGGATAGCTCTGATTGGTAACTAAGCCAACAGTGCTCTTTCTCGAATGGGCGGAATAGTGTATCAATCAATGGCCGAAGAATACGGCCCGCGATTTTCCCGTCGCGTTCCATCCTCCATGCTGCGGCGCTGATTGTCTCGTCTGGCTCGCCGTTTCCAAGAGTCGTGAGAACCCATAGAAACTGGTCAATAGCAATCAAGATATTCAATAGCCGTTTTCGTAATTCCAAGATATCCACTCCTGTTGTGTTATAGAAATGAACTCGCAGCACAACAACATAAAGATAGTATAAACTTTACACCATGACAACAGATGAACTTGCCAGAATTGCAGCCGGGTCAGTTGGCATTATCTTCTGGTCATGGCTGATTGAGAAGGCCCGCCGCAGTCTGGCCCGCCGCAGGGAGCAAGAAGGGCACACTTTTCTCTATTCCATTGGCAAGAAGTCCGGCAAATTCTGGTCGCTGTGTCGCCAGCAAGTTAAGCACACGCTGCACTGCTGGCGTGTAGAGCGCTGACGCTCCGATAAGCCCGGCAGGAATCATCGGGTTGTAAAACCCCGCGCCGAGTCCAGCGCCGCCAAGCAACAGCCGCCCCGCCGTCCCTGAATCCGGGTATTTGTTGCCAAGCACTTGCTGACCAGCATTGGCAAGGTCTTGCAGCAACGCCGTGCCGCGAGCCACCGCACGGTTGCGCACGCTGTTGTCGGCTGACTGCACACCCATGTTCAGTTGCGCAGGAGTGAAAATCCCCTCACTGTTCTTCGCTGCTTTCGCCGCCGCCTCAACGCGCACGAGATTTGCCCATCCTGCATCAGCTTTGTCGAGCATTGCAGCAACATCAGGGTTTGTGTTGCGCATCTGCTGGTTGAGTAAGTCTTTTAGCTGTAGGAGCTTATCGCCAAGCTCCTGCTCGTACACATTGCTTGATCCACGGTATGACGAAGCCATTGATCCAAGATCGCTGTCAATGGCCTTATAAGCCTGACCGGGAAGGATGCCATCATTCGGAACGCGAGACAGCACTATGTCGCCGACTGTTTTATCGAACTTCCGCGTCATGTCCGGTACAAGACTCTTGGACGCGTCAGAAAGATTCGCAAGGCCGTCAAGAAATGCTTGATCGTTGAGCGGGACACCTTTAACTTGGCTCAACGCTTGGTTGTAGTATTGGCTGATTGCGTCTCCAGCCTGCTTTACTCCGGCCTGACCAATGTCATCGACCTGCGACCCGACCTGCGATGCCGCCCGGTTGATCGCGGCATTGTTGAATTGCTCAACAGCTCGCCTACGCGCTGCCGTGATTGCGTCACCTACGAACGGCACGCTCTGTAGCTTTTCCTCGACGCGGTTGGCCGTGCCGCCGAGCGATTGACCGATAGTAGGCTGTACTCCTTCATCTCGCAAAGCAGCAAGATTAGGGTTTCTGGAAGCTGCTGGACTGATAATCGAAGAAAGGGCAGCGCCGATTGCGGGGATCGCGCCTCCGACCACCGCGCCGCTGATAACTTGCTTGGTCTTTTCGTCTCCGAAATCTCCCGAACTAACCGGCGTCAGTGCGCCGAATCCTGCTCCAGACAGTGCTCCAACGCCGATTTTCCCGGCCAATGTTGCCGCCTGCGGAATCTTGGAAGCTGCGGCAATGTTTGCAGGGCTGAGGATGTTGCCAGCCATGCGATCCCAATCGATGCCGTCGCTACCTGCTGCTTTGCGAGCGGCTTGGTACTGCTGTTCCGCATCGCGCACCTGTTGGTCAACACCGCCCGTCGGAAGTCTCCCCACGAGGCCAGTTTTGTCGGCAAGCCAGTTGTTGAGTTGGTTCCCGGCCTGAACGATATTTCCAGGAAGCACATTCGTTAGAAGCTGCGCCCCGGCATCAATGGGGTCGCGCATGCCTTTGAGAACGCGGTCGGCCAATGTCAACGGCGGCGAGGATTGCTGTGGCTGCGCCGCTTGCTGTGGCTGTACTTGTGCAGACTTTGCATTGACAGCGCGTCCGCTGCCGGCAGAGTTTCCGAAGATGTCGGAGTCGTCGTTTACCTGCCGTCCGCTTCCCCTCTGTGCAGCCGATCCGCTCGGAGCGCCGAAAATGTCCGAATCATCCGGCGCGGGCTTCCCTGCATACTGCTGCGGGTCAGAGTTGCCTTGGGTGATCGCGTCAACATACCGCTGCGTCTCCGGGTATGGGGGAACGCCACCAAACTTGCGCACTGCGCCGGGGCCAGCGTTGTAGGCCGCAAGCGCAAGTTCTGGCGAACCGAAGCTCTTGAGTTGCTGTGCCAGATACCGAACGCCGCCGCGAATGTTGTCTAGCGGGTCATTTGGGTTAACACCTAGGTCTTTTGCCGTCGCAGGCATAAGCTGCATTGGCCCGATCGCGCCTTTCGATGAAACCGCATACGGGTTCCCTCCCGATTCCGTCTGCATGACGCGCAGGACGAGGTTCGGGTCTACGCCGTTTCGTTGCGCTTCCTGGATGGCAAAATCGAATAGGTTCATGATGCGTCACTGAGCTGGCTGAGCGAACAACGGGTTGCGCGCCGCCCATTCTTGCAGGTTGTCGTAGAAGCTCTTGCCAGTAGCAGGGTTGACGGCATCAAGCCTTCCGTATCGCTGCGCCCATTTCCTAGCCATTGCCGCTGTATCGGCCTGACGCTGTAGTAGTTGGATCTGCATATCAATCAACTGCCGACGGCCCTGCGCAGTTTGCATCAGGTTCGGGACAGATTTGACCACAAATTCGCGGTCTGCATCCGAAAAGTTGCCCGGCATGCCTTCGCCATTTGCCGGATTGCGCATCGCTAATGCTAGCTCATTCGTAAGCGCAATGGATGCCTCTTTGTTTGGCAGCTTTGGGTCTACATTCAATCCGAGAGACTTGGCAAATTGTGCAAGCTCCATGCCCATCGGTGACAGCTTACTGCCATTGAAGTCATCGAGGAGCTTCCCAAGTTGTTGCAACTTAGCGCTTTTTGTAGCCGCAGCAAATCCAGCATCCTGAATCTTATTGTATTGATCTGCCGCAGCCTTGGCCGCCTCGTTTTGATAGGTCTGATCGCCTTGGCTTTGAGAGACGCCGAACCCTGGCGTCAATGCATATGGCGATCCACTTTGCGAGCCAAAGCCTTGCTGCTGGCTCTGCCCGGACTGTTGCACTCCGCTCGGCATCATGGCTTGGCCGCCTAGAATTGATACGGCTTGAGCACGGGGCATCATCACCGTCCTGCCGTCACCACTTGGAACTGAAACTAGGTCGAAGGTAGCATTAGCTTGAGCTTTCGCAAGCTCCTGAGCACTTGTATTCGCCGCGTTAAATTCAATAGACCCAGGAATCGGGACAATACGACCGTCATTTGTCAGTGTCGCGCCCTCTTGAACCTTGGGTGCGTATGTATATTCGCCCGTGTATGGGTTGAAATAGTGCGTGCCAGGCTCGCGTTTGACGCCCTCGATTGAATACTTCGCCATGTCGAATAGCTCTTTAGCACCAGGCGCACCCAAAACGCTCAACGCGGCAATTTGGTTCAACGAGAACGGGAAAGCGCCGGGCTTGGGCTGCATCCCGCTTGGTGCCGGTTGCCCAAACGGCTGGAGGCCATTGGTAGCCGCCGTTTGCGGCTGCGCAGCCGGGTTGCTGCTATCGGGTTTCGGTTGCGCCGAGAAAATATCGGTGCTTGGCGCACGCAGGCCAATGCCGCCGTCGATACTTGGAACTTGCAAACCAGGCGGCATGCCGATTCGCAATCCGGTGCCTTGCGTTTGATCGGGTTGTTGTCCGCCCACCTGTGGCGAGCCTTGCGACGATTGATTTGTGGGCAAGCCGAAACCGAGAATTCCTGCGACATAGTTTTGCAGCGCCTGCTGCCGTTGTGCCTGCAAGATGGCCTGATTTGTCTGCGCCTGTAGCAAATCGCCTTTCTGCTTTTCCAGTGCCATTTGCTGCCCGGATTGATAGCCGGCCATTCCTGTTTTCAGACCTTGGCCCATCGCCTCGGCTAGCGTGATTCTCCTAGGAGAAGGTCCTGCAGCACTAAGCAGACCAGCAGCAGCACCGAGCACGCCAAGCGTGCGCGGGTCGTCGAATCCGGTGCCGAATCCAAAGTTTGATTGATCTAGTAGCCCGGCCATTTAGATTCTCCCGTAGTTCACGTAATCCACGCCATCAATGGTGATGACCCCATCAGTAAACAGAGGTCATACAATAAGTCCAAGCAACGCGCCAAGACCAGCACCAGTGCTTGATCCCATCAGCCCAGTCATATTGGCAAGCTGCGCTCCTGCTAGTGCGCCACCAAACGCCCCGGAAATTGGATTGGTGTAGTTCGGCTGCGACATCGTTGCAGTTCCACCAAGTCTTGCACCGTTTTGCACGATGGACGAGTAATTGTTCAGGTTGTTCCAGTTGTGTTGATCTTGAGCATCGAGAAGCCCTAATCGCTGCTGATAATTCTGATCCTGTAGCGCGTTCCCGACGCCAAATGCATTGAGGCCGGCTGTCCGGTTTGCTAGTTGCTGCTGCGCCAGTTGCATTGCCTGTTGGTTTTTCTGCAAAGCTAGGGTAGCGTTAAACGTCTGTGCCGCCAATTGGTTAGACGCATTACTAGTTTGTGCCGACAAATCGCGGCTAGCGTTCGACTGAGAGTTATTGATACCAAGGCCGGCCATGTTGTTTGCCGTGCCATACATATTTTGTTGCGCTTGTTGATAGGCTTGGTTATACATATTGTTCGCAACGTCGCCCATCGAATACAGAAGGCCACGACTTGCCAAGCCTTCTGCAATTCCTTGTCGTGAGCCACCATATTGCCCCGAAGCAATAGCATTGCCACGAATACCTGGGAGTACCTGTTCATTAAATCCCTCTCCCAACCGGCGAAATGCTGATTGAACAACCGGGTCTAGGGTTGAAGTATCAGCCCTACCGGTAAGCATCTGCTGAATCGCGCCCGTAGGATTCGCTGCGCCAAGCGAAGCAAATGCCTTGGTTGGGTCTACCATCTGCGCGACAATTTTGTCTGCCCCTTGAATGTTCCCAACGCTGGAAATCCTAGGGTCAAACTGACCATTTATCGCGGCATTTCCAACGCCATAAGCGCTACCGGCCTGATTCACCCTGCTTCCAAGGTTCTTGTTTTGCTCATCAACTAGAGCTTGCTGTTCAGGCCGCCAGCCGCCGCTTTGGTATAGGCGCTGCGCTTCTGCGAAAATTCCTGGTGAACCTATGGTTTCATAGTCGGACACCGGGTTACTGAGGACGTTTTTCGTTTCCACTGCACTTGGGATTGCCCCGCTGTCCCAAAACGTACCCACGCCTGCGCTCGGATTCCCGACTTGCTCCGTCTTATAGATCGGCGTAACGCCTTGCTTCAAGCGCGTTGTTTGCGACCCAAGCAAATAGGGCTGCACGCCAGACCAAGGCTCAGACTTTTGCGTGGTCGTTGTAGGACTGGCACCTTTAGACATGATTGATCTCCTTTACATATGTCACAACGACATCACGCCATCCAAGTTCGCTGAGGGTTGGCTTCCAACCCTTGCGCCCATGTGCTTCGATTGCTTTGCATCCCTGTGCCACAGCATAGCGAGTCAACGTGTCATCTAGGGCGCAAACCCAATGCGGCATATCATTGCCTGCTACGATAATAGCTGTCAAGATTTTGGCTTGTGGCCATTGCCTAATCTCGGTCACGCAAACCGCTTTTAGCTCATCGTTTTCATGCACCACCCAAAGCTGCATGTCGCGCTGCTGGATGGCGGTCAAAATATCTTCAAGCGAATAGCACTCGCCGCCATGCGCCAGAGCGTCTGCCACCCATTGCGATACTCTCGGCCACCAATCGCAGGCTTCACTTGAGAGAATTCCGCGCACCGTTATTTGCATTTCGTGGCTCATCCGAGAATATGCCATGCCCCATTGTAATAGGCATAGACGCCAGCGCCGTTGCCAGGATTCCAGTTCGTGCCGTCAGCAAACCGGATGTCTCCCTCGCGCGGTTTCGCTGGCGCAGTTGTAGTTTTGTCTAGATGTCCCGCTGCTAGTAAAGAGATTGCCGAAGCTACCTTTCGCAGTTCTTCCTCTACATACCGACGAAACTGTTCTGCGTCATCTGGTACGTTGGCCGGAGCGTAAAAGACGCTAGACGCGCTCGGAGTCCTCACCACATACCCCCGTTCTCGACATCTATGTCATAGCTGTCGAGCCGCCATTGATAGGCCGTTCCAGTCTCAAAACGTAGCGCAATGTAGCGACCAGAGACAAGGCAGTCATCTGAAATCGTGGTTCCGATTACGTGATCCATAACCCTACCCCACGTAGGTTCTGCATATGGGTCATGGTTAGACCAACCGACACGTATCTTTACAGTTTCTCCGGCATTTCCGATGATGCGTGGGCGAATGCCGCGTATAAGTTTGATAGCTTCAGGGGCACCGAAGGACAACCCGCGCCGCTCGATGTATGCCTGCGGGATCGCTCCATCAAAGCTCGCTGACGAGTCCATCATGTAGAGCTTTGTGTTGGCGCTTGCCATGATCGAACGCGCTGCGCTAGGAACAAAGTCCGGTCCGTTCCAAAGCGTCAAATCAGAATCCCACGGCGCGGAATCCTGCGCCCAATTGCCAATCAGGCCGTTATCTACCGGCCCTGGCGCTGCGTGATTCAGGTTCGGAATCTCGCGGAAGCTCACCGTCCGGTCTTTGTAGTTCCACACCATCGCCATGTTGCACGACGATGAGCCGATGGACGGGTAACAGACAAACACCTCGTTGAAAAATGGGTTCTTGAATACAAAGCACTTATCCGGGTTGTCAACGTCGATATTTTGGAACAGATGCCGGCGCGTTTGCTTGTCGAGGACGGATTGTGCGCTCTGCCCATCATGGACGATCACATCGGAGCCTGTCAGCACAACATGGAAGCCGTCAACCTCCACCACACAGTTCGGATTCAGCGCCCCGCTTGTGCCAAGCACTTTCGAGAACTGGAACACATACGGGCCGCCGATATAGTCCATGCGCCAGCAGGAAGCCTGCTTGTAGATCATAAACGAATTGCGTAGCTGCAATCCGTCTACGATTGGATCGTAACCCTCTGCTAGATCGGCCTCGCCAGCATCCTTTGTGGCATCAGTCTGATCCCACGTTACGGGCAACGACCCGGGGTCTGCGGGGTGCGACCACTTTACCATGAATGGGTAATTCTGGCCCGACTTAGTGACGTTCAGCGCCACCAAGAAATTCTTGAAAGATCGCAGCGACTTGCAATAGGTGTTGGCAGGCCAATTTGGAAGCTCGGCAAACTTGTTCGCCGTATTAAGGCTCCAATACATTGGGCCGGTGCTGGTGTCTCCGCTGTTCAGGATCGGGATACCAGACAGTAGGGTGCCAGTCCACTTGTTAGGGACGCCGATCCGCGCGGACGATGGCGTTATATCAGTATGAACCGCCACTCCACCCGTAATGGTCACACAAAACACCTTAGATGCGGTAGCATAGACCCAGTATCTATTGCCTCCAACGTTGCACGGCATTACATACTGCGGAGCTACAGACGGTGAGTTATAGACCTCTCCATGCCCGTAGAACTGATAAGCGTATCCATCTAAGAACCGGATGTTTTTCGCATCCGTCCAGGCATTGTTTGGCAGTTCGTGCTGGCTTAGGTCTTTGATGACCCCGACAGCGCCAACGTCAGGCACGCGCACCAATGGCATTACTGAAGCGTCCCGTCAAGAATCTGTGCCTTGCGATCTTCAGTGAGGATGCCTTTCGCCACCAAATATCCAAGCGCATCCTGCGTCGATTTCAGGTTTAAGTCCACGTAAGTCAATCGCTGATCTTCAACGATTTCCATGAAATCTTCGATCACCGGGTCATTCGCTCTCGCTGATTTGATCGCTACTCGCTCTTGTGGGGCGAACAACAGCTTGAACTCGACCGGTGAGACACGCGGGCGCTGGACAGGTTCCTCGATGTGCTCCTGCGCTGGTGCTGGCCGTTTTACCAATGCTCCATCAACCCACCCGTCACCATTTGCGGCGTTGTCTGGAACATCGGCGCTGTAAAGCTCGGAAACCTCAGGCCGGTACAGTTCGTTTGGGTCTCCGGGACAAATGTCACGAATGACGCCGTTTTCGATCCATGCTTTTTTCATGCTCAATAGCCCTCCGTCCACGCTAGAAGCACCATTCCATTTCCGCCTGCGCCGCTGCTGTTTCCGCCTCCGACTCCACCGCCTCCGCCTCCAATTCCGCCACTTCCTCCGACTCCGCAACTGCCTCCTCCGCCTCCTCCAATGCCGCCACTCCCACCGTTGCCGGTGGAGCTTCCGCAACCACCACCGCCGCCACCAACGCCGCCGATGCAGCCGATGCCAGCTCCACTTCCTCCACCACCGCCGCCACCAATACCGCCTATGCCGCCTGGGTAATTTGCCCCACCGCCGCCGCCAGAACCATTAAAGATACCAGGCGTAATGAAAGCCAACAGGTAATTGAAGTCTGCGGATGTAACGCTCGTGCTTGCCCCGTTTCCGCCAACGCCGGAGCCATTCCCGGCTCCGCCAGCATTGAGTATTCCTGGGCCACCGTTTGTCCCTTGGGTTGACGTTGAAGTTACGTTTGCAGTTACGCCAGTGCCGGCACTGCCCCCACCGCCCGTGCCGACGGTGCCACTCCCACCACTGCTCCCGCCATCCCGGTCGCCTCCCTTGTATATCCCGCCGCCTCCGGTTCCGAAATTGGACAGTGCGCCCGTCGCTGTGCTTGGGATAGACCCGCCCTTTCCGCCAAAACCTCCGCCGCCCGTGCCGAACGTGCTATGCGCAGCGTTCCCATCCATCGTGCCGCCCTGTCCGCCGGCCCCAAAGATCGAGCCAGCACCGCCACCGCCGAATCCGCTGCTATTCGACGTGTTTGCTACGGTTTTGCCTCCACCTGCCCCGCCTGATGCCGTAAAAGCGCCACGCAGACTTGGCGCAGCAGTACCGGAACCACCGGAGCCGCCAGCTACTGTTGCAGATGTTCCGCTTGCCTGAGTCAGGCCTGCGCCCCCGCCCGTCGCGGTTAGTAAAGTCCCCACGGAGGACGTGCCTCCTGCAACACCGTTCGACGCGCCCGTCACCGATGCGCCGCCGGCTCCTACAGTGATCGTTGGGAGCGTCTGCCCCGGCACCACGTCAATGATGCCCATTGCAAAGCCGCCGCCGCCGCCGCCCGTGCCCGTGCCGCCATTGTTACTGCCGCCAGACCCACCAGCACCAACGACGACCGCTAGAACCTGAAAAACGTTCTGCGGCACTACGAAATCGTTGTATGTGCCAGGAACAAGATACGCCTTGACGTTCTTCCAATACGGCGGAGCCACGCGCGTGGGCGCATTCGGCGGGAGCGGATACCCGTAGTTTCCTTTGTTCATTAGAAGTCACCCCCATTGATGACGGTAACGCGGAATGTCTCTGCGTTATTTGTCGCTACGCTTAGCGTCGCACCAGAACCTAGCACAAGTCCGTTCTCAAAAACAACGTCGGCAGACCATGCAGGTACTGCCGACGATGGAGTAATCGGAAGCACTGGAATCTCTCGGATCAAAGAAGAATTAACAAAGAACCTAATCATGCCCGCCGTTGTCGTACCCGTTGCAGTGATATTCAACCGGTCAACGCGCGAGCCACTTGTCCCAGCTGTCATTAGCGTAACAAGCGTGCCCGTGCCGTCACGGTTTGCATTTGCAGTCGAGATAGTAACGGACGGCGATTTCGGCGTGCCGACGTATTGCGGATTAGATGCCATATCAGATTACTCCTTGAGACATAAGTAAGAAATCGGGATACCTAACGCCCCAATATGCAACGCCGTTTTGCGATGTAAGAACGTACTGCGTCCCGTTATTGATCTGCGCTGGCAGTGCCGCTTGGAACGCCTGCTGGACTACGAAGGCTGTCGTTGCAATCTTGGTGCTGTTGTCACCTAGCGCCGGGGTAGGGGCAATTGGCGTGCCCGTGAATGTCGGAGAGTCAATCGGTGCTTTCGTAGCATCCACAGACGCCCTGATTGCGGCCTCCGTTGCCGTGCTCGTATCAACATAGGCTGTACTCGCTGGCTTCGCCGAGTTATCACCCTGGGTTTGCGTTGCAACGTTGACCGTTGCGACTGTGAAATCGTGCGTTCCGCTGTAGGTATCACCGTGGCGGTTCGCTCGGTCGTTGCCACTGACCAGATAGAAGTTCACGCCGTCGTAGTAGGCCGCGACGATGCCGCCGTTATCGATATCGCCAGACTTTAGCGTAGTTGCATCGACCGCAAGCAACGACTTAGCCGTTAGGCTGTTGATCGTCAGTGTTGCCGCTCCTGTATTAGCGTGTCCCGCCTTGAACAGCACCAGCATTGATGCCGTGTATGCAGATGGTGATGGGCTGACAGTGACAACGTAGTCGTTGGCCGTTGCGCCCTGCGCTTCGCTGCCGGTCACGACAACCATGCCAGGGAAACCGGCGAAGCTATTTTGCAGTACCGACTTAATCATCCGAAGATGATCGTCTCCCTGACTCTTTGGGTCTGTGGATGTTGGGTTTGTCGCGTCAAGATTAGCGACATAGGTTGCAGTTTCGAGCGGCATAATCAATCCCCGCCATAGAAGTTGAACGCGCCGTTTCGAAGTCCTAGATCGGTGCGGAGCGTTGCGCCTCCTACATAATCGACGCTTCGGGCATTAATGAGCGCGGCTTGGTACTTTTGTTCGGCCATCGGCGCAAGCGTAACATCCCGGCTGAACATAGCCGCCTCATGGCAAGCCCCCCATAGGTACAACGCTGGGAAACGTTTCAAAATCACGTTCGTCGGGTTGCTGTCCGATAGCGGATCAAGGGTGTTCTGATAGAAATAGTCGACGGTGTACGCACCGTTCGGCGTCGGGTGTAGCACCAGATATGCTCCATCGAACGCGATGAAATTAGGAAGGCTTGTATATTGCTCGAACGCGTATTTTTGGGCAAGAACCCGCGCCGGGACGATTTGCATCGGAGTAGATGCCGGCTCTTTTCTCCGCGCATACTCGACCTTAATCAGTCCGACGGGCGCATCATATGTCCGCTGTCCAGCCACTGTAACAAGTTGCGCCTCAGACCGAAGCAGTGCAATGTCGCTAATGTCCTGACTGAGCCGTGATTCCGTGAGCGCGATGAAGTCAGGGATGTGATCGCCCAAATCAGATCGCTGCGACCAGGCCGCTACCGCATCCTTCAGTTCTGAGTACGTCGAGATCATTTGCGGCGGCCTCTGGTTGCCCGTTTTTTCGTGCCGTCATTATCGCCAATCTTCTGATCGTTGAGCGAAATGTAGCCGCTGCCAACGTATGTTTTTTCTTCCTCGGTGTCGTAAATGATTACGAAGTCCGAGTAGTCGTCCCATGTCTTTTGCCTGAACAGCACTTTTGGGTACTCTTGAATTTGCACCATATCGGGAAAGCCCGGCCCACATTAGGGGCCGGGTATCACTTCATCAGTTAGACAAGATTCGGCAGGCAAGCTGCGGTCGGATCGTCTTATAGCCGTACAGCACATCAATACGACACGGCAGGGCGTCGTTGTTGATGTCGTAGGCGCGAACAATCCGCATACTGATGCCGTCGTAGACCTCACGAGCCGAGAAGTCTACCCCCTTTGGCATGATCAGGTCGGCAGTTGCGAAGGCGAACGCATCCTGATGGAACACCAGCGAAGGCTTATAGACTGCGCTTGCCCCGCCAACCTTGTTCACCGCTGCGCTGTTCGGGATGCCGGATGCCGTGACGTTTTGCATGCCGCCAGACGTATAGACAGCCGGCGAGATCGAGATCGTGCCAGCGCCACCTGCGTAGTCTGCCGTAACGACGAACTGCTGCAGCACTCCTGTATCCGCCTTCGTCTCAGGGTGTACCCGGTTGCAGCCTGCGAAGGTGATGATGTCGCCCCTCTTAAACGTGGTAGTGCCACTAGCAAGCGTTACGGTCGTAGAGCCGTTTGCCGTAACCGCACCGTTCACGGTGTAGCCAGTAGAAGCCGCCGATGTGCCAGTCGTTTGAGTAGGAAGCAGGGTGTTTTCGTAGAAGTCAAACCCTGCCGACCGGCCCATTTTCCCCTCTCGGTATTGCTTGGCAACCTCACCGCTGTCCTGGAACAAACCCTTGAGGGTATCAACAAGGTCGACCTGATCCTGCGTGTTCAGCAGTGCCGTTCGATTGTTGTCCATTGGCGCAAGGTTATCGTTGAGTACCTTGCGGCCCATCAGAATCTGCCGCAGCGCAATTGCAGAGCCGATATTGTTGACGTTGTTGTAAACGTCAAGGAACATCGACATCGCGTCCGACTCGATGTTAGCCGCAAGAACAGCCATTGCCGGTTCAAGAATTCGCTGGCTGAAATCGTCGAGGCTCAAGGTCAGTTCAGCAGAGCTGAAGTTGACATCAACGCCTTTTTGCGTACCGACAGTCAACGGCACTTGGTTTTCCGTCGTGTCTTGTGCCGAGAGCGTCTTGCCTGTGCGAACCGTGTATTGGTTCGGCAGGCGAATCTTCATCGTATCGCCGATCTTTGCGCCAGTTTTGGCAAAAGAGTCGTCGTACTGCCGATTGATGTTCCCAACGAAGTTGAGTTTTTGGTGCAGAACACGCAGAGCTTCCCGCGTGATCATCTGCGGAGTGAGAATCGTATTAGCCATGATTGATTACCGTCCTTTTGATTTCCGAAGTTGTTCGCTACGCGCCTTCATCCAGTCATTGATTGGAAGCGATCCCATATCACGCCGGGCGGGGGCATTGGTTCCACCGACCTTCGTGACGGGCTTCGCCGCCTGATTGGATTGTGCGCTTCCCTGTTGCTTTTTAAGCAACTGTGCGCCGACCATTGCGTTATGCAAGACCTTGACAATGCGCGGGTCTACGATCTGCGCTAGTTCCTGCGGCTGGAACCCGTATTCCTTGGCCGCAAACTCATTGATCTGCTTCGCTACGTCCGGCCCCCAATTGGGGATTTCGCGCTTCAGAACCGCATGGCCTTCTTCGAGCCGCTTGACAATTTCTTGTTGCGTCTCGAAAGCTCTCTGCTGCTCCATCTGTTGCACTCGCGTTGCAACCTGTTGCCGCGCGTCTTTAAGCTGCGTGTATTGCATCCACAGCTTTTGCGCTTGCACCGGGTCGGTATCGGACAGTTGCTGCCAGTTGATTTGATCGAACTGCTGCAATTGCTGATCCAATGCCGTCACCGTTGCCAGCGCCTGCACTTGTTCCGCATTTGCTTGCTGGAACCGCGTTTTCTCGGCCTCTGCCGCTCGGCGTAGTTCCGCAAGCTCCTGCGTCTTGCGCGTGTAGTCCGCCTGCATCATCAAAGCGCCTTTCAGCGCCTTGGGCACGCGGTACTTTTTGCCGTCTACATCGACCTCTTCCTCTTCCTCATCCGGCTGATTGGCTTGGCCGTCTTGCGGCTGCTCATCCTCTGGAGATTCTTCGGAAATGGTCTGATTTTCGTCGGCTTGTGCGACTTCATCCGGCAATTCGTCGGATTCCGGCTGATTGGTCGCGGTTGATTCATTCATGGATCACTCCTGGTGCGGTTGGTGACATAAAAAAGTTGCCTTCTGGCTGCTCGGGCTGAATCGGAGGCGCGACAGGCAAAATGTCCGGAGACGATAGCACCTGCTGCACCGTTTGCAATACAAGGGCTTGCACTTCCTGTGGATTCATACCTGATTGAACAGCCTTTAGGCGTTGCGTTTCTGCATTGTATGCGTCGATCTCGATTTTGCGCAACTCAAGTGCTGTTTTCTCTTTTGCTTCCTGAAGCTGCTGCTGCAAATCTTGCGCCTGTTGCTGAAGTTGCTGGATTTGTTGGCCGGCCTGCTGTTGCAGTTGTTGCATCTGTTGCTGCGCCTGCTGTTGCGCCTGATCCTGCATTTGCCCCTGCCCTTGGATTTGAGCAGGTAGCATGGCCTTAAACCGTGCCGCGATTTCTTCAGCATCCGGCCAATCGAGGCTCTTAACTAGCAAGTCGCCGATCAACGGGGCCGCTGGCGGGTAGGCTCTCAGCAATTCTGACATTTGCGCCGCGATTTCCTCTCGCCGGGTAGCAAACGACGGGCCGGCCTCCACCACTACGTCATAGCGCCCGACCGAAAGGTCATAGATACGCGAGACGGCCTGCTGAGTCTCATCCAGTTCTTCCTGTGGCGACTCAGCGCCTACCGTGAGCGGCTGATTTACTGGCACTTTAGACACACTGCCGTCCTCTCCGAGCACTCGCAAGATACGCGGCCCGGAGTACACATGCGGGATCAGATCGACCACTACGCGGCCCAGGTGCCGGATAGCGCGGGTCATGTTGTCGAGGAAATGGAAATTGGTCAGGCTGCTTTGCATCTTCCTGGCATTGATGGCAATGCCGGATGTTTCATTGCTGCGCTGGCCTAGAGACGGGTCGAAGATGCCCATGATGGCCTTCATGTCGTCGCTCGCGGCCAATGCCTCGCTCATTGCTCCAGCCGCGCCACCAGTGTCGAGCGGCTGACGTTGCGGTGGTGTTGGGCCGTCATACTCGACGTAGGGATGCGATGTGGTGTTAATCGTCGCCCATTTAGCCCCATCCGTTGCGAAAGCTCCACGCGGGCCAATGAATGGCACACGCGGGGCCAGCGCAACCAGTTCCGTGCTCGTGGTGCGCCAATAGTTGAACATCCGTTGAGCATCTTTGGAGTCACGGATTAGGCTTCGCCAATAGCGTTTACCCTCTACGTTAATATCATCCCCATAGACAGGAACGATCGGGATATAGATGCCAGGCCAATCGTTTTCTTCTAGCACTTCCGCGCCCGTGATAACGCGCTGCTTTACCTTCCACGATTTCGTCTCTCTATCTCCGCGAACCGTAATTCCAAGCAGGTCGAAATAGTCTTTGGCCTTGTTATATTGCTCGGCATCGAGAATAGAGCCATCCGAAAGCTGAACGATTTTTCGGGCTACTTCCTCGCGTGTCCACCATTCAGCAATCTGAATTGCCTCTCCGTCCGCCCACGGCGCTGGCAAGCTGCCATATCCTGCGCCTTCCCAATCGACTTCTTCCGCGCCTTTGTATTTTTGACGAAAGGCGTCTTTTGTCATGCGGTCAACGATAAACGCGGTATTCCAATCGCTCGAATCCGCCGCTTCGCTCATCGGGTCGCCATATACCGAAAATGGGTTAGGCACCCGCAAAATGCGCACGTCCATATCGAACGTGTCATCGTGAGCATAGTCAATATCAACGCGCAGATAACCGATCCCGCATGAAACCGCGTATTCGACAGCGGTGTCATAAGCAACGTCGGCGTTGCTGATGTACTCGATATTGCGAAGCAGGCCGTTGATTACTTCAGCCGTTTCAGGATCGGCCTTGTCATCGACTGGCTTGACCTTAATCGACGGCTTGTTTTGCCGCGCGTCATTCACGACCTGACGGATAAATGACGGAAGCCGGTTGATTGTCAGGCACGGGCGGCCTTCTAACTCGCGCTGTTTGCGCACAGATTCCGGCCACTGTTCAGAGAGCCGCGCGAATCTCAGGTCATCTAGGGCATCCGCGCGGTTATCTGATTCCGCCTGTACGGCCTCGTCAAACGCCTCTCGCGCGTCTCTTAGCAGGTCATCATCTTTTGCCATATCATCCCATCCAGCCGCCATACATTGCGGAATTTTGTTGTGTCTTTGGCTTGGCAACCTCAAATAGCTGCTCTGCGCATATAGCCATCAATCCAAATGCATCCGCAGCGTGGCTTGACCAGTCATGCTCCGGCCCTAGGCCGATGCCCCGGGCTTCGTCGCGTTTTTCGTGATACCAGCCCAATGCCTCAAGCCCTGCCGCCGTAGTGTATTCGTTAAACCAACACGCGGGCAACCAACGCCGCACCGCCTCAATTCGCTGACGCGCCGCGCCTTTGCCCTGATTCGGAACTACAGAAACGAAATACCCGGCCTGTCTCAAAGCCGATTCATAGCTGACAGAATACACTTTGTCATTCTGTGCACCGTCATGCGGTAGCCAGACCTGCGCCCGCTCTGGCGTATATCCACGGCTTCGCATCCAGTCCAAATGCACCGCGAGCGGCTGGCCCACGGCCTCATAGTAGTCGAGCACGCGAATTTCTTTGCCGATGATTTGCACTGCCCATATCGCGCAGGCATCCGCTCGCGCACCAGTGCCGCCGATGTCCCAAAAGAGCCGGATTGTCATGAGCGGATCGGCTGCCACGCGGCCAATGCGACCCTCCGAACGCGCTTCGGCCAATCCCTTAGCGAAATATGCTCCGGTGGATACCGATGCGTAATCGCCTTCCCATATGTGCGCGTATTGATCCGGGTCATTGCGCAAGCAATCTTGCCGCTCTTGTTCCAGCACTTCGGGAAAATACGGGTTATCCGCCCAATTGGCCCGCACCACGACGGAATTAGTCGGGGGATTCGGCCCACGTAGCATTGCGTCCACCGGGTCGGTTTTCCGGCGCGGGTTCCAGGAAAACCACAATTCAGAGCCGTCAGAGCGAATTGTGGGCCGCAATAGTTGTAGCGACCGCTCAGATAGCGTCTGCGCTTCTTCAACCCATGCGCGGCTAAAGCCTTCCATTGACTTCACGGATTCGGCGGTGTGGTCTTGCATGCCCTGGAAAACGATCACGCCATCGCCAGGGGTCTGGATCACGTCTGCAAACACCTTAAACCCGTCGCGCTCACCTAGGCCGTATTTCTGCAATGCGTCCTCAATGAGCCGCTTGCTTGATTCCTTGAGCGACTTCTGAACTTCGCGGATGCAGACCGCCCGCATGCCAGCGCCGCCATTGGCACCTGGGAAAAGCAAACATTCTTCGACTAGCAGTGTAGCGAAGAACCACGATTTGCCCGAACCGCGCCCGCCGTATGCGCCTTTATACCGCGCAGGCTGTAGCAGAGGCTCAAAGACTCTTGGAGTCTCAAAGACTACCGCCGCCATCCGGCTCCTTTTTCGGGTCTACGATCCGGCGCACGACCTCTTGAACCACCGGGCCGCCATTCGCTCCGGTCAACTCCATCGCGGTTCGGTCGCCGTATTTCTCAGGGCACCACCTAGCCAGCAACTGCAAGCGCGTCCAGATTTGTAGCTTCCGATGCCCGAGCATGTCGGCACGCTTGACCTTTACCCGATCTCCGTCTTCTTCGATTTCCTCGCCCATGACCGGTGTGTTGGCAATCTCGAAGGCTTCTTCGGCAATGGCGTCAAATCCGAGTTTTCTGGATTTCGCGAAGCGTGCGGCAAAGTCTTGATTGACATTCAGCCAGTCATATACCGTCCTCCATGACGGCATATGCTCATCCCGACAAATGGCGCGCAGCGTTTCTCCTTCTGCGATGCGATCACATATTTCGTCGGCAATTGCTTCTGTGTATGTCGAATGTCTGCCCATGCGCGGATAATATACTATGGTGCGCATGGGCGCAATTGCGCCGACGATTTAGCTCCGCCCCACCTAAATCCAGCAGAGCGGAGCACTGGCCTATTGTTCCCTAGCGGCCCCATGAGCCATATCCAATCTGCTAGCCCGCGCCTGGGCCTGCCAGTAGTGAAGTCATGTCGGCGCTGTCGCCCATTTTACCGGCGTCCGTCGTCTGGATAAGTCTCGCGCCACAGCACGCGATCAAGGCAATACCACGAATCGACCTCGGGAATGTCGATGGTGATGTACTCACGCCGTAGCTGCGCAGCCGTATGCAGCGCACGAATCCTTGCAAGCCACGGAGCGGCCCAACCGCCCGGCTTGCGCTGTACTTTGACCGTGTTCGCTTCTTTGTCCATGTCTGCGCTCCTTCGTTGCCAGCACGTTTACACTTGGTAACAATTTTCTTGGGCTAGACCGCTTGACAGGTAAACATTTCCGTGTATCATACCTACTCATGGACAGCACAGAGCTGCCACCCGATCCACGGGGTTCAGTGGGAAGGAGCAAGATATGCAAGCCGCATCCCATACGTTCGACATTAAGGTTCAGCTCGGTTATGAAACATGCCCTGAGTGGTATCAAGACGCGGCGCGAGCACTTGCACACTCGTTCGACAAAATGACCTGGAGCACAGGAGCAAAAAATGAAATCATCATCAATGGGCGCAGTATCACGCTTGGATACTCAGGCGGCCATGAGTATTGGATAAAGATGTTCGGAGCTAAGCACACTACGTTGTGCGCAGTTTGCGAAGAGCTAGCCGAGGAAGTGATGCAGTACTACTGCGAACATGCATTTGCGCACAACTAAACGTGCAATCAAAGGAGCAAGACAATGACCACCTACACAATCGCACTTATTGATGGCGCCCTATACGGAGTCGTGCCAGACGGTTGCGACATCAAGGCCGAGGTTATGTACGTGCTGGACTCGGTAGGCATTGATCCGGAAGAGTTTGACTTGAGCGGCCTTGAGAGCGTTAAAGGATGCACCCTCTCCGATGAGGTGAAGGAAGGCGATGAAGTGATCTACAAATGCCGCGACGTCGGGTATCTCTACGACGAGCACGGCCGCCGGTACTGCGCGGCGGTAATCCGCAAGTGAGAGCAGTTTGGCAAAAGTCATCTTTACAAAATCAAAGCCGGAGCAAGACATGGAAACCGCATACAACACCTTCAACACCGTGCATGGACCCGTCACCGTTGCCCTCTACATCTTCGTCATGGGCCGAGCTGAAGCGGTTGACGTCTACGCACTCGACAGCTTCCGCTTCGGCTGTGGAGGGTGGCGCATCGATGGTGTTATCAACGGAACCCCGATCGGGACGCGCTTCTACCCAAATGGAATCTTCTGCTCTTCCTACTTTGGCGGCGACACGGAGGACGTGGCTCGCGAGTTCCTAGCGGCGGCGCGCCAGGATGGACATTGAGACTGGTGGCTATTGGTAATCAGTTTCATGCTGACTGTCCATATGTGTCTATCACAACATCGACGCGTCCGCCTTTGACGATCTCCGGAAGCATCTCTATTCCGAGCCTGAATCGGGAATCATCAATGCCAAGCGCATCCGAGATGCCGTCAAGCCCGGACTTGAGAGACGCCACGATGTTGTCCCAATCTCTCCGGCGCTTATCTGGAGGATAGACGCGCAGTGTGACGCACAGCGGATCGCCCTGTGGCAACGACTGAGCCATGTAACGAGCGCCAGCAGCAATCGCAAGGATGCGGGCATCGGATCGATACCGAGCGCGTGCTCTGTGAAGCGCGGCCCAGTGCATCCGAGCGTTCGGACTCAGAGAGCGAGGCGGCCAGGGCAATGATACAAGCATTTTTGCGCCTTGTTACAAAAAATACACGGTATTACTTGAGCGTCACGAAATTGCGGCCATGACTTCGGCCAATAGGTCATCCTGGCGCCCGTACTTCGCTTCAAACCTAGCCCGCCATGGGTGAACCGCTATTAACCCGGGGATTCCTGTCCCGTCTTGATGGTGTCCGGCGCATAGTGGAAGCACCCGGCGATGCGCCCATGGCTTCGTCCGCCCGTCGATATGGTGGATAGACACGGATGGATTGTTCCAGCCGTCCTTACGACAAGCGACGCACCCATAAGCTGCGATTCGATCCCATAGCGCCCGCTCTTCTTTGGTCGGAGTACGTCCCTTCACAAATCCCCCGTATGCTTTAGCGCCCATCGGATCAGGCCGGGCATTATGTCCGCTCCGTCCTTGACGGCATCGAGGATCGCCTTTGCGCGTGCAGCCGCTCCATCGCGGCCTTCAATTCTTCGACCGATCCGCGCACTTTCTCCCGCGCAGCAAGCGCCGCGCGTCTTGCATACAGAGGCATCGTAAGCAAGTGCCTCGCCTCGCACTCCATCAGCCACTCCCGGCACCATGTGCAGACAGTCCGGCCATCCGATAACGGCGCCGTCTTTTCTCGCGCGCATTGTTCGCACCCCATTAAAACGTTCCTGGCAGACCACAAACCGGCGCATTTTGCAATTCGACGCGAGCAACGCCGCAGCAAGCCCGCGCAAAAGCCACTAGAAGGCCAGCAGAGCCGTTTTTTTGCACCAGCCTATACCAAGGTGGCGGCCAACCAAAATAATCGCTCCTAGGCCCGATTTTCCCGGCATCACTGCCAGCGCCGTTCTTGCCCATGTTTTACTCCTCAACGAAAGATTCGGCCATCTGCTCCACCTGCTCCGGCGTCATGCTAGGCCAGTATTTTCCCGAGATGAACCGGCACATCGCCCTGGCCGTCTCGTGAAATTCGCCCTCGTCCATCGTGCTAAACGACAGGCTTTTTGGGATCGTAACAAGGCATCGACCGATTCCAGGCATGTCCACCGCTTGCTGCTCGCACGCAATTCCGCCTTCGAGCTGTATGCGCTTGATCGCCTCGTGTGCTGTCATGCCAGCGAAGTCCTCGATGTTTGCCGCCGCAAGTGCGCCGATGTGGTGAACCAGCCGATGAAACCGAGGGTTGCGCAGTTTCACGAGGTCGGCCTGCAAGATGTCTCCGACTTTGAATCCACGGCTGCGGAGCTTGCTTGCAGCGCAGTCATCCGCAGGCACAAGTGCCCCCTTGACCACGCGTAGGAAGATTTTTTCGCGTCCCATCATTTCGCCTGAAGCAGTTTTGCTATCCCGCCGATTTGCGTCTTGCCGCCGCCCAGTTTGTAGACCGCCCGCGCATTTTCGGGGTCGCCGATTGGCACCGGCTTCGGAGGCTCAAGCCCGCGCCTCCGGTAAACGTCATCCGAGCTTCGGTCGCCACTGAGCTTGCGCGGGTAATCGAACGCCCCACGCTCGGAATAGGCTCGGTATGACTCGCAAAAGCGGTGTTGCAGATAGGACAGGTCTTTAGTCTCGGCTCGGCAAAACTTCGGCCATCCTCCCATGTCCTCGATGGCCGCATGGATGGCTGGATCATCGAACACCACGTCGGAATACGCACCGATGCGCTGCGCGGCTTCGAGCGCCTTGCCCCAGGCCAGGGCAGCCTTGTCCTCTGTCGTCCCCTCCAGCAGCCGCACGATATCGGCAACCTTCGGCGCAAACTGCCCGGCGTCCGCGTGCATTGCGTGTCGGGTGAGCGCCTTACGAACCTGCTCCATCGTGTACCGCTCGCACGCGGCCCACCACACCGACAGCACGTAGGGGCTTGCGTTCTTGCCGTAGTACGCCATCGCGTCGGTCAACAGCTGCATGAATTGGTCTCGGTCTTCTGGTCTCATTCGTGCCCTCCTTGCGACTCTCGCTGCCTCATCTGTGCCAGCCACTCTTGGCCGACGCGCCGGTTTTCTTCCTCGAGCGCGATCTGTCGATTGAAAAATGGCCGCTGCCCCTGCGCCTGTTGCCCGCCGGACTGCTTCGCCGACGTGTACCAGTCCGCTCTGAAGCCCTGCCAGCCGGATAGGCAGCAATGGGCGATAGCGTCTTGCAGGTTGATCCCGGCCTTGTCGGCTTCGCGCCTCATGCTGTCGAGTACGGTTTGCGTGACAGGCCCTGCTCGCTTGGCTTTGCGGACTTCGAGCCAGTCGCCGAACACCTGCTCGTCAACGTCATCAGGGCACGCTATGGCTGCTGACGGTTTCGACGTGCGCGCGGTCGAGCGTGCGCGCTTATCTATTGACGGTTCATTTGGTGGTTCTATTGGTGGTTCTATGATGGTTAGGGTGACATCCATGTCACCCGTCTGCGTCATGGATGTCACCCGTCCCATGTCATAGATGTCACCCGTCTGCGTCATGGATGTCACCCGTGACACTGGTGTCACCCCTGACATTGGTGTCACCCGTGTTTTGCTATTGACGTGCGTATCCTGTCCGATATTCGCCGCGTCAGTTAGCTTGTGCACATTGATCTGGTAGTGCCTGACGGCCCCGGGCTTGCCGCCGTGTTCGTTTCCTACAACTGCGATCCAGCCGGCATCAATTAGACGGTGCAGCACCCGCTGCGCCTGCCTTGTAGAGCAAGAAAGACGTTCGGCGAGCCTTGCGATGCTTGGGTATAGGCTGCCGCCGTCGTCGTTCGCCCAGTCGCACATTGCTAGTAGTGAAAGTTTCTCACTCGCCGAAATATTCGCCCGCCAAGCAGCCACCATCAACTTTATGCTCATGGTGTTCCCCGTTCGATGATGTATGTGACGCCGGCCATCTTCCCGTCCTTGCCTCTGCGCTGCTCACGGCGCACATAGCCCGCCTTGATGAGCTCGTCTAGCAGGGAATAGGTTGCGTCTCGGCAAGTAGGCTTATCGGTACCAGCAACCTCGTTGACAAGGGCGGCGGCTGACACCCGCCAGTTGTCAGGCTTTCCGAGGATGTATATCAGCAGGCCGCGCGCCGCCCATGAAAGCCGCTTGTCCTCGCTGATGCGCTTGTCCAGCAGGTAGAAATTGCTTTCCGGATTAGGTGATCGGACGATCATTTTTCGCCCCCGAATTTCTGGCGCATGTAGCCCCAATTGATATCCGGGCGCAGTTCCTCGCACGGCACACCTGTCTCGGCCTCTATCTTGGGGCACATTTTGACCGGCACCTGACGACGATTCGCCCACATCCAGATGCCCTGCTTGGTACTGCCAATGGCTCTGGCAAGCTGCGTTAGCCCACCTGCCGCCTTGATCGCTCGATGTAGTCCATGTGCTTGTTCCATGCCTGCTCCTTAGTGGCGGGGGCGGTATGGTACGCGCAACCGAGAACGGGGGCAAGACGGGCGCATTAGTTTTACACGCCGATTCACACTGTTACGCGCTGTTACGTGTTTTCGTATGTTTGCCGTGTTTTCTGCGGTATACTCACGCCGCCGAACAACAATTCGGCGTCAACAAAAGGAGCACCCATGAACACTGAACCGAAGGACGAACAAGACAAGCCGCGCACGGTCTATCAGCTCATCGCAGCGGTTGCTGGCGAGCTGGCTCAGGCCGGGATTAGCAAGAACCAGCGCAACACCCAGGGAGCGGGCTACAACTTCCGGGGCATTGATGACGTTTACAACGCGGTCGGCCCCGTGCTGGCAAGGCACGGGTTGGTGATCCTGCCGCGCTGCATATCGCGCGAGTGCATCGAGCGCGTGAGCGGCAAGGGTAACGCCCTGTTTTACGTCACGGTCGAGGCCGAGTTTGATTTCGTCAGCAGCATCGACGGGAGCAAGCACACCGTGACCATGTTCGGAGAGGCGATGGATAGCGGTGACAAGGCCACGAACAAGGCGATGAGCGCGGCCTATAAATACGCGATGTTCCAAGCCTTCTGCATCCCGACCGAGGGCGACAATGACGCGGACGCGCAGACTCATACGGTTATGTCTCGTGACAACGAGCAGGTAGAAACATTGCACGCCGATCAGGTAGCCGCGATTAAATCTCTTGCCTCTGCTGTCGGCGTCGATATTGGAGCGATTTCCAAGTTCTACCGCGTCCGGTCAATCGATGACGTGCCTGCGGCGTACTACGAAAGCATCATGCGGTCACTCGAAAAGAAACGCAAGCCGACTGAACAAGCTCAAACTGCGGAGAATTGAAATGAAAATCACCATCCCGGGATATATCTGCGCTCAAATGTACGAGTGGGACAAAAAACCCACGTTCATTTGGACTTCGATTGAACCTTCCAGCGATCATTGTGTCGTAGTGAGGGCGCATGATCTTGACGTTGAAGTTCCTGATGATTTCGACTTCAATGCATTCAGACTTGCATCGCTTGTCAAACGCAAAGCAGAAATTAAGGAACGCGAAATCCCGCGAATTGATGAGCAGATCAAAAACGTTCTTGAGAAAATCGTGCAGAAGCGGGAAGATGTGAAATGAAAACAGAAGTTATGCTTGAACAAGGTTCGCAGGAGTGGCTTGATTTCCGGCGTAAGTACCGCATGGCGTCTGAAACTCCGGCAATTATGGGGCTAAGCCCATATCAAACTGTCTATGACGTGCGCTCCGCGAAGCTTGGTAAAGTCGCATTCGCAACCGAAGCTATGCGCCACGGCATTGAGCAAGAAAAAGAAGCGCGTGCAGAATACGAAAAGATGTTCGAGCCAATGCGCCCCGCCATGTTTGTTTCCGGCGATTATGGGTGCAGCCTAGACGGAATCAATATCGACGGGAGCGTCATCATTGAGATTAAAACGCCGTACAAAGACGCCCGCAATTCTGATCGGTGGCTGGCAGTTTCGCGTGGAAATCTACGGCCAGACGACTACGCGCAGGTGCAGCATCAACTCATGGTGACGGGCGCAAGTGAGGCGCACTTTCTAGTCTTTGACGCTGAATCTCGGCAGTTCATTATGACAACGGTCGCGCCTGATCCAGCGTTTTGGGAACAAATCCGCGCCTCATGGGATGCAGTGTGGCCTATCCTTTGTGACAGACATGACCCTGAATGGGCAGAGGCAGCGAACGCCTATCGTGCGGCAAAGGAAGCCCTTGAACTGGCAACTGCTGAAGTTGAGAAAGCTAAGAAGCGGCTGATTGAAATGACACAAGGGCCATTCGCTTCCGGTTGTGGTGTAGAGGTCAGGAAAATCGAGCGGGTTGGAGCTGTGGATTGGGCTGCTGTAAAAAAACAGATTCCAGACCTAGACGTTGAGCCTTTCAGAAAAAAGGCAACGGCATATTTCGAGGTCAGAGTTGTCGACTGAGTTGTTACAAAACGAAAGGAATTGAACAATGATTAACAAAGTCCAATTGATTGGCCGCGTCGGGAAAGACCCTGAAATGCGTCACATGGCAAACGGGGATGCTGTCGCGAATTTCACTATCGCCACATCGGAGCGTTTGAAGGACAAGCAGACGGGAGAGGCAACGGAGCGCACGGAATGGCACAACGTATCAGCGTTTCGCCGTCTGGCTGAGATCGTCGGCGAATACGTGCGCAAGGGGTCGCTTGTCTATGTCGAGGGGAAGATTCAGACAAGGAAATACATGAAGGACGGCGTAGAACACTATGCCACCGGCATCCTCGCATCTGAACTTAAGCTGCTCGGCGGCAAGAGCGAAAGCCGAGAACAGCAGCCGCAGGATCGCCGAGCGCCCGCTGTAAGGCAAAACACTCAGAAGCCTAACCAGGGCATCGGGTTCGATGATCTTGACGATGACGTGCCGTTTTGATTAGGAGGCGAAGATGAAACCGGAAACCAAGTTTGTATCTATTCGGATGCCTGTCGAGCTTGTTAAGCAGATAGACGCGCTTGCAGCAGAATCGCTGCGCAGCCGAACAGCGCAGATTCTTGTGCTTTTGATGCAAGCAATGAAGCGGTGATATACTGCGCCCGCTCCTTCGGTGCTTTTCGCACCACTTCGCCCCGCCCCGTGCGGGGCTTTTTTATTTCGGCCAAGCAGGGTCGGCAAGTTTCTCGCTCAAGTACAGACGCCATGCATACGTGAGCCGCTTCCGATTGCGCCACTGGTACGCGGTGATCGGCTTCACGCCAAGGACTCGGGCCAGCGCTCGGACGGTGCCGCCGCATCTGGCAACGGCTGCATGGATGATTTCTTCGTCAGTCATAGCCCGAGTTTACACCGGTAGCGCACGGGAAACAAGGGTTGCCTTGTTACCAACTTTTACACTTTATTCTCGCGTCCTCTAGAGTTTGCTGGCGATTTGTAGTATACTAGCGTAAACGTAGCGACGGGATGCTGCGGGATCAAAAGCAACAGGAGCAAGCAATGGGAACACCATACAAGACAAAGAAAGGCATAAAGATCGGTTCTGCCTACTACCAAAAACTCCAGCGCTACGGAATAGACAGCGATGCCAGTCTGCTTCAGGATGCGCTTCTTCGAAAAGACACTGGGCGGCGCGAGTTTCTAACAGAGGGACGCATGACGGCTTTCATGCTTGCCATGATCGTTGTCGTTGTATCGTGCATCGCTGCGGGGTGGCTGTGATGGACATTGAAACACGCGTGGCAGGCATCCCATGCGTTGTGCGCGTGACGTATTTCGCGCCCGCCGACCTTGGGTGCATGGGTGGCGAGGCTGATTTTTGGCGTCCGCCGTCTCCACCTGATATGGAGTATTACGTTCTCGACCGGAGCGGTCGCCCTGCTGAGTGGCTTGAGAAAAAGCTCAATGCCCGCGAGCGTGCGCGGCTCGAAGATGAGATTGCCGAGGCGCTGTCATGACGGAATCACTAAAAGAGCGCGTATGGCGGACATTGCGCGATGAGGGCGGGTATTGGAGTGCTCGTGAGCTACTGGCACATCTGCGAGAGAACGATCCAGACGGCACCTATCACAAGCGGAACGTGTCGCGCACGCTCAATGCCCTTGTGCGCGATGGTTGTGTTGTTTCCAAGCCGTCAATGATCGGCATTGAAATCTACGGCGTCACATTGCGATGCCGTGCTCCTTAAACCTTTACCCGATTAGGAGAAATCATGGCTAGAGAGAAACTAACAGCGTCGGAATCAAGATACCTATCAATCATCGGTCGCCTTGGAGGAACTGCGACCGTCCGACAGGTGGCAAATATGTTGGGGGTTAAAAGGAAACTAGAAGGAGTGCGCGAAGAACTGCTCGCAATGAGCGTGTGCGGACTAATCAGCATGGAGAAGGGGGCCGGCGGGATATACATGGTGTCGCTGACCTCGCGCAAAGCAGCAAGTGAAGAAAACGCAGCCGTCGCCAAAATTCGGACAATTGTCAACGCATCGAGCAATGACGCATATGACGGAGCAGACCTGCTACCGATTCCGGGACTG